GCGGCCCTTAAGAACGTCAGCCTTCGTGACCTTTCCGTCGCCTGTCAGGTCAGGAAAAGCCTTGCCGCCCTTCTTAAACGCGCCGACATGCTTCTTGCCTTCGCGGGCATCGTTCGCCATGCGGACATCGCGATTGATCAGATTGTCAGGTGTCAGATACCGCTTTGAGCGATCTTCTGCCTCTTTACCAATACGGCCACCAGATTTGCGGGCTGTGCGGTCAGCGCGCGCCTTTGAGGCGTCGCCGTCTGCCTTGCCAACAACCTTGCCGCCTTTCTTGTACAAACGCTTTACGAGCGGACGGGCGCCCGTCTTCACGTCGGCATCAAGTGCTTCTGGCGGTGACCATGTGGACGAATCAACTTTTTGGCTTGGATCGGCTTTGGTAAGGCGCTCTGCCTTACTCTTCATCGCCGAACGTGCGGCTTTCGCGGCTTCTGACATCTGGGTCTTCTCCATGGAGGTTTAGAGCGGGCGTCCCCGCTTTGCCACCTTGAGGGTTTGATTGAACGCGGGTGGCGGCGCGGCAACCTTACCGAGCGCATGCTCGATAATCGCGGGATTATGATGGTACGAGCGATATTTTGCAACGCCACCATCGGCGTACTCTTCCCAGACATCCTGATAAGATCCATCAGGCATAAGCTTCTTCACAAGGCGGCGACGGCCGCCGCCTCTGTCTTGCGGTTGTTGCATTGTTTGTTGCTGCGGCTGCGTGAACGCATCGCCAATCCCAGAAACAATTTTCTGCGGTATTGATAGAATATCTTGCACGGCGCTTCCAAAGTTATCAATAAAACTTGGCTGCAGATCTGCAGGACGGGGCGTTGGCATTGGAACATTTTGCGTTGGCCGAGGCGCTGGCATCGGCGCAGGCCTAGGTGTTGGCAGAGGAGGCGTTGCGGCGGGGATCTGGTTCTGCAAAAGCGTTGGCTCATAATGAGGTGCTGGCGCAGGTTTTTTTGCTCCGCCGCCAAATACACCGCCCGGCACGATGCTTTGATCACCAAACGTTGTCATCGCAGGCGCTGGACCAATAGCCCATTCAGGCATGTGTTCTTTATTCGCAATGTCGTATGCTGACGGAGCGCCACGCCCAATAAAACCAAACGGCATGCGCGATTCATTCGCGCGCTGCATTGCTTCCGTTGCCTCTCGACCGCGTGCATTCAAATCCAAATGCGCTTGCAAAAGATCTGGCGGCATATCGCGATATCCACGAGGCGCTTGATTGCCTTCTGTGTCTCCGCCGCCTCTACCAGCAAATGCATTTAAGGTTTCGCGTTGTGCAGGTGCTTCCGCACGCGCAGCAGCCACCGAGCCGCTTCCGCCGCGTACTGGTCCGCTTCCTGCGCCGACTGCGTCACCGCCGAAGCCGAAATGCGCGCGGCCGCCGTATGCTTTTGACATGCGTGGAAGATCGGCAACACCATTAGCATCGTTGATTTCTTTTACTTCATCATCATCAAGTAGGCGATTGACTTTCATCTCGCCACCAATAAGCCAGTTGCCTGTCATGTTGGGGTTTGTTTTGTAGCGATAATGACCGCCATAAGGAACTTGATCGGTAATGTGTGCTGTTTTTAAATCAGGCGTTCCAGCTTTTGTTATGCGAGCACGGCTGTTTGCAATTGACTGCCAATCGACATCGTCTGGCATTTCAACTTCAGCCCACACATGATTGTCTGGACGAATGTCAGGTGCTTTCAACGACGGATCAGATTTTGCGCCAATGTGAGTTGCAACAGGCAAATCACCTGCATGCCAGCCGGGGCGATATGCAAGATCACCAAGCTTTGATTTTACTTTTGTAGGATCTTTGCCTGCTGGGCCCGCTTCTGCCTTAACCCATTTACCCATTGGCACAGGCTTATTTGCATCAACAAACAAAGGAAAAATTTGCCCCGGCGCACGAGGATCGGTGCGGAAAAGCTTGTACGCTTTAACAGATCTTTGAGGTGGCTCTACTTCACCGCCATCTTGGAAATGTTCAGATGAATAATGATCATCTTCTTTCTTTTCATTTCCTTCCCAAACTGGCGCATGATTGCCAGTTGCGAAATGAAAATACTCATAATCTTTTTCATCGTCTGGGTAATTAAATTTATTATTTTTTGTTTTTGTCATTGTAGCGCCAGAAGCTAAACGCAAATTTGCACCTTCTGGTAATGCCAATGCTTGAATTGGAGTTTTAATTTTTTCTCCAATTTTTACGTCTGGATGAACCAAAGAGAACGAATGATATTCATTTTTAATTTCTTCTGGATCATGAGAAGATTTATCATCATGCTCTTGATAAAGATCTGTTCCTCCAGCTGACCCAGCTGGTTGAATTTTCTTTAACCCAGAATGGGTGTTCATAAAGTAATGCGTTTGTTGATTGAACGCATCGCCTTTTGTTGCAGCTATGATGTGACCATATTTTTCTTGGTTATCAACGGAGCCGCCTTCGCCCTTCGTAATGTCGGGATCATTAGGATCAAAATTGCCGTTGTTGCCCGTGGCGGATTTGATTTGATGCGGATGAAAGACGGCGATGCCTGACGGTTCTGGTTTTTCACCAAAGCCTTGAATGCCATGTTCAAAGTCAAGATAAGAATCAAATCCAGCTTTTTTGATCGCTGGAATAGCATTTTCTAAATCTTGCCAATCCCACATTTTGCCGGGATGGTCTCCAATCATTCTGACGTGCTTTTCTTTACGCGGATCAAAGACAGCTTTCGCGCTTATATGAACAGGATATACTTGCGGGCCTTCTTTATAAAAATATGTATCTTCATGTGGTAGCGTATCGTGCCCTTTAGCAAAATCACTTGCTACTTCTGGAGTAAAAGCAAAATGACCAGCTGACTCGCGCCAACCTTCAAACTTTCCGATGTTTCCGTATTTTGTTCCATGATACATCACATGAGGAACAATTGGATCATTGCCAGCTTGGAAATCGGCAAGGTTTTTCTTGCGATCTACGCTTCCGCCCTCTGCAAGTCCAGATGCTTTTGCTTGTTCAATATCTTCGGGGTTAAGACCGAAGTGTTGCGCTTCTTGAGGCGACAGACCTTTTATTGCAGATAGTGTTCGTGTGAACCTGTCGGAAGGACGTGGTGCATTATTTGCTCGTACTGTCCCTCGATTTCCGCTGGCGTCACCGCTTCCGCTGATCCCCTCTTCGCCAATACCCTGCCCAGCGCCCTGTTCAGGAGCGAGAGCTGCGGCTTCGACATCTGCAGGATCGTATCGCGGCCCAAAACCTTCACCGCCTTTTGTGATATAGCGTCTAACTGCGTCTTGTCGGTCATCATCTGAGCCCCTCCCAACCTGTCTTCTTCCACTCATGTTTCATATCATTGAATTGTTGAGGTGTCACGTATTTTGGGTCAAAAGGAACGCGGCCAAGCTCTTCAAATCCAAAATGGGAATAAAAGTCTGGCAAGAACCCGTCAGGATGCTTATCGGTCGGCACAGCATAGGCATCGAGCGCAGTTGCGCCGTGCTGTATGGCTTTAAGTACAACAGGAGCCCCGCCAATGCCCTTCGCGCCAGTTTCGTTGTTTACAACGCTTGTTAGCGCGGTCTCGTTGTCGGTCAAATCTGGGTGATCAAAGCCGTATTCATCTTTGTAATTTGTGCCACGCTTGAGGCCGAAATAAACCTCGCCATCTTTAAGTTTATACCCAGTAAATTTACCATCTTTTTTCATTTGGTTAATTTCTTGGGGCGAATACAGGCTCAAAGTAGACGAAGAATCAGAGTTTTTAAGAGCCTGAGAAAGCTGTGCCGCACCAAGTCCCCCTTGATTTACAGGGGTATCGGTATCATGCCATTTGTCGTTGAAAGCATTGAGCGACATTTGAGCCGCTTTGGCAGATTGAATGTCTTGCGGGCGATGCGGAAGTCGATCGGCAACATCTTGCGAGATCGTAACAGTAGGCATTGCGAGGTCGAAAGCACGACGAATGTTCGTTTTGCCTTCCTTCTGTTCTGCTTTCTTTTGGTCAAACCAATCGGAATAAAGCACTTCGGGCGCGACTGGATGATGAAATTTACCAACAATGCGGCCCTTGATGCCGTATTGATAGCTTGGATGCTCTGGAAGGCCAGCTGACTTCAAATGCACAAGCTGCTCTTCTTCTGTGCCCTTTGGAATTTCCATGACAAACAAGCCCGCGCGGCTTGGGACACCTGCAAACTGCGGGTCAAGCGTTGCGCGCGTGATTTTGTCGATGTTGGGCGCACCAAGAGCTTGCGCTTCTGCGCTTTCAAGCACACGAGCAACACGCAATCGAGCTTCAAAGCTTAAATTACGCAAAAAGTTTTCAGCATTTTTGTGCGCAAAGCCGGGGAAATTTTTAAGAGACTGAAGCTCTTTTTGTTCTGTCGGCCTGCGGATCATGTCGTCAATCTGTTGAACGACTTCAGGATTGAAACGATTATCTGTCACATACTGCTTCATGGTTTTCATGAGAGAGTTTGCGAATGATGCGTTTGATTGATGGCTCGTTTGTTCCATCGCATGAACGATAACATAGTCGGCATCTTTGCGGATCTTAGCAGACCCACGGCCCTTACCTTCTACGGCCCAAGCAAGGCCATGTTTTAAGCTTTCAGGAAGTAATGGATATCCCGGGCCACCAAACATTTGCTCTGGATTTAAAAGCTTTGAACTGTCGATGCCTTCGTAAGGCGAACCAGCCTTTGTAAGATCAGCAAAAATCGGGAACACGCGCTTGCCAACAAGATCTTGCGGGTTAATTGTTGGGATCTGATCCCACGTTAGCATTTGTTTCGCGCGTCCGCCTTTCTTGAAGCCTTCAGGGAAAGCTTCTGGATGAATAAGCTTCATCACTTGCATGACAGGATGATCATGAATAGCCCCGCCACGCGCTGCGTGCTGCATTGCATTGATCACATCTTCGTGTGTTGTCTCTTCATTGCCCGCTTTATCCCAAACAGCATGATGAGCAAGATGCTGATAGTATGGTTCGAGCTTTTCAGGAATAGAAAGATTCATCGCCTCTTGCCGCGCAGCAAGACGATTGACCGCTTCCGCTCCACCTTCTCCGCCCTTGCGCGCAATAAAAGGTGCAGCTTCTTTTGATGGACGCCCCGTATGCAAAATAATCTGACGCGCATCGAGTGTTGGCTGATCGCCTCGCCCCATAAGAGACGCAACAAAGCCTGCTTTTGACGGGCCAATACCGCGTACATTCTTCACGAAGTCACGCCATTCATCAGGAGAGCTTGCCTTCTCGCGAGCGGCCGCAACAAGCTCAGAGACTTGTTGAGCTTTATCTGGAAGATTTTGTGCGGCCCAACGAAGCGCATCAGGAATATCTGTTTCATGGCGGCCAAATGGTGCCATGCGCTTTACAGCGTCAGAAATTGATTGCTCGTTAACTTGACCACGTTCGGCATAATTAAGATAGGCTTGCCCAGCTGGTGAATGCAACCAATGACCAAATGCGCCTTCAGGCCTTACTGGTCCTGTAACATTATCTGGCAAAACCATCCCAACCTTGCGAAGATTTTCAGCTGGTGTTGCGCGACGTTGAATTGATGCACGCGTAATTGTGTATGCCTTAATCAAATCGCGAGGCGTTAAACCTTCACGAGAAGCGCGCTCTGCAGTGCGATCCATAAAATCGCCGAACGCATTAACGTGAGAAGGAATTTCAGAAAGGCCAAGATCGCCCTTAACATCTTCAAGCGGACGCCAATTCCATTCTGAAATATGAGCACTCTCAGGATCTTTAAATTCTGTTTTGCTAGCAGCAACACGGGCGACAGGCTTCACATCACGGGCTAATCCAAGAACGTCTTTCATTGCATTGCATCCTTCAATTGTGCCCGTAACTCTGTGCGTTGACGCTTCCAAAAGCCGCGTTTGATCTTCTTCAACGCATTCGTGTTATGCAAATAGCAATACAATCTCCGCGCGACGCGGCTGAACGCATCATACTCTGCGCCGCCTTTCATCTTTTCGCGGTGGCCCATCATTGCGGGTTCTTTCCTGTGATGGCTGGGATCACATTGCCAAGAATGTCTCTAACAATCGCTGTGCTTTCAGGATGCACGGCGAGGTTCTGCGCCAGATCAATCATCTGAATGCGCTCTTTCGCGAGCATCTCTTGCTCTTTCACCGAGCTATCAAGCTGATCTTTCCTCATGTTTGCCGAAAGCCCGGCCGCCTTGATCTTGGTATCCATCAACTTCGCGTCGGCAAGCTGCTTCTTGATCGCGATTTCCGCCGCCTCCATCTCGGAAGGCTGCTCTTGGCCTTCTGGTAAAGCGTCTTGCTGCATCTTCGCAGCGTCGACCATCATCTTGCCCTTCGCCACCATCGAGCGCGTGTCAGCATCTTGCTTCTTGATCTGAAGCTCTGCCATCGCGCGTTGTAATTCAGGCGGAGGAGCGCCTTGTGCATTCGCAGGGATCATAAACTGCTCTGGGTTCGACCAGCCGACTGCTTGCAGAGCTGCTGTGTCGATCGCAATCGGATCATACATCGACGGGTTCGAAGCTTGGATCTGCTTGAGCGCAACTACCTTCATCAAACGCTGCGTTTGCGATGCCGTGTTTGGATCTGCTTGCGGCACAAGATCTGCCTGATCAAGCGCGCGCTGGAACGTCTCTTCATCCCACGGGCGCGCAGGGCGGCGGTTCTGCTGCCAGAAAGCTTCTGGGTTTTCTTTGAAGCACCGAACAAGCAAAGCAAACTCTTCTGCTTGCGCCGCATGCATACGCTTATGCACTGCGTTCAACACTTTCGTCGCCTGATCAATCAACGCGATCGTCGTGCCCACTGGCGCATCGGATCTGCCTTCTCCCACTGCCATCTCGGCTGTGCCACCGACGCGCATACCTGTTTGGTTGATGTTATCGACCAATGACATCAAGCCGCCGCCAACATCCTTGTATGGCAAAGGCATCACGGCTTGATTGATCGGCATGCCGCCTGTCTTCACAAGCGCGCCACCACCGGGAGGCACGCGGAAGATGTTTGTGTTCTGACGTGCGCCTGTATCCGCATACAGAAAGCCGGGGAAGTTGGCATACATCCCAGCATCGAGCATTTCACGCCAAGCGGCCGTGAGCGCGTTGGTGGTGTTGCCGAGAATGTGAAGCAGGCCAATATCATAAAAGCCCATGCCCGGCACGAACGTGTACTTGACGAAGTTGACGCGCGCTTCTGGAAGATCTCTGGTCTCTTCATCGTAATTCCTCACGATCGACAAGATCTCTTTCGACGATACATCGATCGTCACGCGATAAGGGATCTCGAGCCCAGTCTCTTTGCCTTTGCGCTTGTGCTCAAAGCCCTTGATGTTGAGCTCGCAATAGCATTCGTAGATCTCGCGATCACGATCCTCTGGGTTCATGCTGTCTTGCGCAATGCCCTGTTGCTCGTTCTTCGCGCGCTGCACGGCATCAAGGTTTGCTTGATTAGGCGTTGATAGATCCACATCGCGATAGACGCCGAGAATCTGCATGCGCTTCACGGTTGACGGCCGCATGAAGATGCGATGCGTGACGCGCTTTGCGTTGCTCAGATCGGTCGCAGAGTTGTTAACGATGAGGTCGTCTGCATCGACGGATTCTGAAACGGGTCGGTTGCGGAGCGGGCAATTGTATACCTTCTTGAAGGCAGTACCACCAAAACCAAGCATGAGTAGCATCCGATCGGTGTCGGGATAGTATTCTTTTGCGGTGCTGGTGAGGTAATGATTAAGATCGTTTTCAAGATCATTTGCCAGCTGATCCGACTCAAGCGTTGCGTTGTTATTGTCCTCGCGGATCTTTACAGGCCCATCAGTCGGGAGCAGCTCGCTTCTTGCGTTAGCTTGGAAGCGGAGCACCGCTTCAAGCAGGAGAGGGTGCCGTACACGCGACATGCCTTCCACGGGCGCTCCATCTGCCGCCCCAGCAAGTCCGGGGACTTCAAGCTTAAGTCCGAGGAGCTTGATACCTTGGGCCCGATCATCGATCCATTCTTTTCGGGAGCTAAGGTCATCTTCAATGCCTTTGATGAGGTCGTTAGCGATTTGGCTCAATTCAAATTGATCGATGTCTTCGACGAGGTTGTCGAACCAGCTGCGGTTGTGGCCCAAGCCTGCGGCCTTCTCGAGGGGCGAGCCATCAAGGGTGAGCGTGATCGAGCCGTCTGGGCTCTCGATGGTCAGGATGTTGCCCTGCTCGTCCATTCCTTCGGTCGGTGCCTCGTCGGCCATCTCGACCTGAAGATCGTCGAGGTCTGGCTGCTCTGGCTGGTCATCTTCGAGGCGAAGGTTATGGGGTACGAGGGGCATGGGTTATATCCCGTAAAGCGGTTGAGGCGGGGCACCTTTGTGCTGCCGCCCGAGATCGTATTCTTCCTGCACCTCTTCCGCCCGTTGGACGAGGCTTGTTCGCCGCAAGTATCGCATAGCCATGCTCACTGTGTCCACTAGGTCGTCATGCTTGGCCTTCGGAAACTTGGTGCATTGGTCGATCACCTCATCAACCCAGCTCTTGTCAGGGGCATAGACAAGCCCTTCCTCGAACAGGTGCTGGATCGAGTACAGGCGGCTGGTCTTGTCAATCGACCCCGGGTTGTCGAGCTGGACGGCGAAGGCCTTGTTGGCGAACAGGCGTCGAAGCTCGGTCGAGACGGGGATGCCTGCCGCTTTGTCTTCGACTAGAACCCGATCGACCTGAAAGCGGCTGCAGGTTTGGCCGATCTTCTGG